GGGGGGCTTACCGAAGAACTGAGGTGATTTTACCCGTGCAGATTGATAGAGAAACAATTTTGCAGGCCAAAGAAAAGCTCGGAGACCGTAACGCTCAAATCATCGTCGAAGAGCTGGGGATTACCGATTTCGATGAGAAAAACATGAAGTGTTGCTGCCCCTTCCATCAGGAGGATCACGCTTCCTTCATTTACAACAAGAAAGCATTCAACTTTCGTTGTTTCGGTAGTTGTGGCCGTAGCTACGACATTCTGGACGTTTTCATGTATAAAGGCGCAACTTATGCCGAAGCCTGCAGGAAACTTTTCGAGCTTGCTGAAATGCCCTACTCTTTCGGAGAGCTGGGTGTGAAAACCAAACGGCATTATAGGTATCCCCATGAGGTTCCCTGCACTGATAAGTCCAAAGTGTACGCATATTTCGAGCAACGTAAGATCAGTCGTGAGACGCTGGATGCTCTCGATGTGCGGCAGGACTCCGAGGGAAACGCAGTATTCAACTACTACGACACAAACGACGTGTTGACGATGGTGAAATACAAACCGTCGCATAAAGTCCAGCATGGTCAAGCAAAATGCTGGTGCCAGCAAAACTCTGATACGGCTCCATTGCTGTTCAACATGAACCGTATCAACGTTAATTCTCCCCTTCTGATTTGTGAGGGCGAGCCGGATTGCCTTAGTGCGATTGAGGCAGGATTCAAAAATGCTGTTTCTGTCCCTCTGGGCAGTTCAAACCTCCACTGGATCGACGAAAACCTGGAATGGCTCGATCAGTTTGACAGCATTATCATTTGCGCCGACAACGATGATGCCGGCGTGAAAATGCAGAAAGAGTGCGTTCCTCGGCTGGGTAGCTGGCGAACAAAGGTTGTAGATATCCCGGCAATCCCCATTGGAAATACTGGGCGGGTAACAAAAGACCTGAATGAGATCCTTTACGTCTGCGGGAAAGACAAGGTGTTAGAGCTGATTTTGGACGCTAAGGACTCTCCTGTTCCTTCCGTAGTTGATCTTTCCGATGTTGAACCGACCGAGTATGAGGATGTTGACGGTGTGACTACCGGGCTGAAAGCCATTGATGATGAGCTGATGCGGCTCTTTTTTGGAACGCTTACTATCGTGAGTGGTCAACCCGGATCTGGTAAGAGCAGTCTTCTTACTCAGCTCGCGTGTAACTCTCTCGATAATGACATCGGTACATGGCTTTTCAGTGGAGAACTTCCCAACGGTGTAGAAAAGTCTTGGTTCAACTACATTTTCGCCGGCCCCCGCAATATCTCAGATGCGATCTCTCGTCGGGGTAATCCTTACAAGAAGATTTCCACGACGACGCTTGCCGAGATCAACAAGACCTATAAAGGGCGTTGGCATATCTATCGTGACGACTACGACAACATACTGGATAAGCTCATCGACTCTATGACGGATACCGTGCGAAAACACGGTGCCCGTTGCCTGATCCTCGATAACTTCATGTGTATTGACACTGAAACCAGCGAAGAGGAGCTGCGTTCTCAGACAGATACGATTAAGAAGCTCATTGAGTTTGCTAAGAAATATCAAGTAGCTGTAATTCTTGTTTGTCACCCTCGAAAGATGGACGCCGGAACCAATGTAGGTATCTATGATATCGCTGGAACCAGCAACATCGTGAACCTGGCACATCGGACTATTGGCCTGCGGCGAGTGACGGATGCGGAGCGTGAGAACGCTGCAAAATATTCTGAGAAGCGCCGCCAGTTGCTCAAATACGATGTGATCGTAACTATCGTCAAAGACCGTATGTTTGGCCGGCAGAATATCGACGTTGGCCTCTATTACGATCCCGCCTCCCGCCGTTTCTTCGGCGATATGGACGAGTACGACCGTCGTTTCTCTTGGGACAAGAAAGAGTACAAAGAGCCTTTGCCTCTCCCTCCTCAGCTGCTTGCTGAAGAGCGTGCCTCCGAAGATGAAGCATTTGGAGCGGTGAACGACAGAGAGGGCTAACTATGGTGGATTTCGGAGTATGTGACTGTGGCGGTAGCCTCATCCCTGTTTGGTTTACAGAAGAAGAGACAAAGGTTGCCAATGGCACTATGTATAAGACAGGCCGAGTTCGTAGGGCGTGTTCTCACCTTGTATGTGAGGATTGTCTGAAAAACTTTTGCGTTGACGATACCTTTGACGGGCCGTGGCACAATCGGAGGTGATCTTATTGAGCGGTAACTATACGGCATACCATGTCCATACTGAATTGTCGCTGTTAGACAGCGCGACGAAGTTTGAGGACTATATCGCTAAGGCTGTCGAGCTGGGGCAGACTGCCATTGCTTTTACGGAGCATGGTAACATCTATCAGTGGGTCGCCAAAAAGATGGCCTGTGATAAGGCCGGATTGAAATATCTGCATGGCTGCGAAGTCTATTTGACTGAAAAGCTATTGCTTACCGATCCACGCACCGGAGAGCAGAATAAGGTACGCGATAACTACCACACCATCTTGATTGCCAAAAACTACGCTGGTCTTCAGGAGATGAACGAGCTGATCAGCCGATCGAATCAGGGCGACCACTTTTACTACAAACCCCGTATCACGTTTGATGAGTTCCTTGGTATTTCCAGTAACGTCATCAAGATCAGTGCCTGCCTTGCTTCCCCGTTGAATCGCATGAGCATTACTCATCCTATGTATGAGCGGCTGCTGAAGCACTACGACTATCTGGAAATCCAAGCGCATGACCACCCGGAGCAGGTTGCCTACAATCGCCACTTGGCGGAAATGTCTCAGAAATACGGCATCCCGCTCATTGCAGGTACCGATACTCATAGCCTCAACAAATACAAGGCTGAGTGCCGAACGATCTTGCAGTTGAGTAAATACATCGAGTTTGCCGACGAAGATACGTTTGACCTTACCTATAAATCCTATGACGAGTTAGTAGCAATGTTCGCAACGCAGGACGCCTTACCGGAAGCGATGTATTTGGAGGCCATTGAGAACACCAACCGTATGGCCGACTCTGTAGAGCCGTTTGAGCTGGATATCTCGTTCAAGTATCCCATTCTCTATGGTGAACGCGATCGAGAGGTGCTTCATCAAGTTCTTGATGATAACCTACAAGCAAAGATCAAAGAGGGTGCTATCACTCCAGAGCAGATCGAGCCGTTCAAAGCGGCCATTGCTGAGGAATGCCGGGTCTTTGACAAAATTGAGATGTCCGGCTTCATGCTTTTCATGAGTGAATTGGTGACATGGTGTAAATCTCATGGTATCCCCATTGGTTTCAATCGTGGTTCCTGTGGTGGATCTCGTGTAGCTTATGTCACCAATACAACAGACCTCAATCCTGAGACATGGCATACAGTGTTCAGCCGCTTCTGTAACGAAGATCGTAAGGAGATTGGCGATATTGATATCGACGTGTCACCCTCCCAGCGCGATCTGGTTTATGACTACATCATCAACCGTTTTGGTCAGGAAAAGACCGCATTTATTCTGGCAATCGGCACTATCAAATCCAAAGGCTGTATTGATGAGATCTGCCGTGCTTTGGCACTGCGTTGGAATCGTGAACACCAACGGGACGAGAAAGAGTTCCGTAGAGTGATGGCACAGCTCAAAGATGAGAACGTGAAGATCGTTTTTGGAGATGCGCGAGACGGATTTAGCCTGTATTTCTTTGATGAGGCTGGCAATCTTCTTTTGCCCAGCCGCATGAAGGACATCCCCCGTGCCGAGCTGATCAAGCAGTTTTCCAAAGAGTACACAAAACTCAAAGAGGAAAACGAAAGGATCTTTGCTAAGAACCCCTGGGCTGGTAAGGCAAGTGCCAATATCAAAAAGGAGTTTGAGGCAGACGAGGCAGCGGCTCGGGAAAAGTATCCCGAAGTATTCTACTACTACGACGGGCTTCTTGACGTGGCGATCTCTCAGTCTATGCACCCTGCCGGTATTGTGGCAAGCCCTATTACCCTCCGAGATAACTACGGTACGTTCATCTCTGACGGTAAGGAAATCCTACAGATTGACATGGAGTGTGTGCATGAGGTCAGTTTGGTCAAGTATGACATTCTCGGATTGAAAAACATCGAGATTATCAAAGACGCTTATGAGCTGCTGGGTAAGCCCTACCCGAAGTCTCACGAAATCAACTGGAACGATGAGGCTGTCTGGAAGGATATGCTGAGATCTCCCATTGGTATCTTCCAGTTTGAAGGAGAGTTCGCGTTCCAGATGCTTAGGCAGTACGAGCCGCACAGCATTTTCGACATGAGCCTTGTTACAGCGGCGCTTCGTCCTTCGGGCGCGTCGTACCGCGACGACCTTATGCAGCACAAGCCTCACAAGAACCCCTCTCCGATCATCGACGAACTTTTGGCAGATAACAATGGCTATCTTATTTACCAAGAGGACGTTATCAAGTTCCTACAGCAAATCTGCGGCTTCTCTGGGTCAGATGCAGATAACACTCGCCGCGCTATCGGACGAAAAGACGAAGAACGGTTGAAAAAAGCTCTTCCACAAATTCTTGAGGGATATTGTGAAAAGTCACCGCAGTCCCGTGAAGTTGCAGAGCAGGAGGCAAAGGAGTTCTTGCAGATCATCCAAGACGCTTCCAGCTATATGTTTGGTTATAACCATTCAGTCGGGTACTGCATGATTGGCTATCTGTGCGCTTATCTGCGGTACTACCATCCGTATGAGTTCATCACAGCCTACCTTAACAATGCCAACGGCGAGGAGGATGTGAAGAACGGGAACGAGCTGGCAACGCTTTACGGTATCAGAACTGTCCCGCCGCGTTTTGGCCTTTCCAAGGATAAATATTTGCTGAATACCGAAGAGAAGGTTATCGCCAAGGGTATTTCTTCTGTAAAGTACATGAATGCCGATGTTGCCAACGAACTCTATGAGCTGGCAAAGGCCGGCAAGCCTGAGTCTTTCATGGACTTGCTTATGCAGCTGGACGAGAAAACACACTTGGATACACGGCAGCGGGATATTTTGGTGAAGATCGACTACTTTGCTGAGTATGGCAATTCCAAAGAGTTGTTGCGTATGGTGAACTTCTTTTCTTTCTTCAAGCGCGGAACGATGAAGAAGATCTCCAAGGACAAGGTAACGGCTGAATTGGAACCCATAATCGCCCAGTATGCAACTGATAAGTCCAAAAGCGGCCAGCCAGCTAAAAGCTATACCTTCACCGATTTGCCCGGATTACTTCGGTATTTGGAAGTGATGGTCAGGGATATGCACATTCAGGATTTCGACCTGAAAAGCAAAATGCAAATCCAGTTGGAAAATCTGGGCTATATCGACCTAACCACCAATAAAAAAGAAGATCAGCGAAAACTGGTTATTCTGGATATCTACCCCTTGCGGAGCAAGAAAACCAAAGAGATTTGGGCTTACGCCTTGCAGGTGCGGTCGATTGGCACGGGAAAAACAAATCGGTGGACAATCTACTCAGAACTCTACGATCGCAAACCGCTTCAACGCTACGATACCATTTATGTTCCTATGAATGGATGGGGCGAGCGGCGTGGGTATCTGTATTTGTACAACTACGACTATGTAATTTAGGAGGCATTTTCAATGCACGAGATGAAATCGAAATGGTTCAAGAAAGTTCTCAGGGCGACGCTGTGTTTCTTGGTAGTCTGCGGATCTCTGAGTGCAATGTTGTTCGTCCCGAACAAAGGGGAGGAAACACCACAAGTCCCCATCGAAAAGGAACTTTGTGTTTATTCTGCGCCGCCTCAAGTGTCGCCCACACCTACACCTATTTCTATTGAGGAAGAACCGGCAGAACCCGAGGCAGACCTTAACCCATATGCAGAACTGTCACCCACGGATACCGAAAAAGAGCTGCTGGCGTGTATGGCCTACAGCGAGGCAGGAAACCAGAGCTTTGATGGTCAGGTTGCCGTGGTGTAGGTAGCGCTTAACCGCTATATGCACGAAGCGTATTCCGGCAGTATCAGTGATATTCTCTTCTCACCTTGTCAGTTTGTGGTAGGAGATTACTATGGGTCTGTGCAGATGGAAGCAGTAGATGCTGCTCTTGCCGGCCATCCAGCGTTGGATTTGAATACCGACGTAGTGTACTTCTCTACTGGATCTTTGACCTATGGTAACTATTATAAGACGATCGGCGATCACGTCTTTCGCACTTATATTTGATAGCAACAAAGTAAATTAAGCAAGGAGGATCAACATGGGAACAGTTACAATTCAGCGATTCACCTATAAGAACCCTATTTCCATGATCGGTGAGGAAGCTGGTGTCTGCTGGGGTGCAGATACCAGCGACCCCGAAAAAAACTACAAACGCGGCTTGGATTGCTTGGAAAACGAGCACGGCAGAACGTTTGAGTTCCCGGATGTCTATATGATCCTGGACGGCTATTCTGCCAGAGTGATCCGTGAGTGGTATACCCACATCGGCGGCGCTCCCACCAGACTGCAGGCCAGTACCAGATACATCGACTATGAAAGCGGTTTCGATTATGTAACACCGCCCAGCATTGCGGGTAACTCCGCCGCCGTCAAAGTCTACGACTGGATTATGAAGTGTATCCAGACCGGCTTGAAGATGTTGGAAGGGTTTGGTATCCCCAGAGAGGATTCTGCGCTTGGGCTTCCTCTGGGCATGGGCACCAAGATTGTGTGCAAGCATAATCTCCGCAACCTAATTGATATGTCGCATCAGCGGGAATGCAGCAGAGCTTATCACGAGTACCGTGGCCTGTTCGCTGATGTTGGTAACGCTCTGAGAGAGTATTCCGACGAGTGGGCATATCTGGTCGATCACTACTTTATGCCGAAGTGTGAATACTTCGGGTTCTGCCGGGAGAAGAAGTCCTGCGGCAGAAAAGGAAGGAGAGCTGCGGAATGAAAATCGTTTGCATTTCGGGTAAAGCCCAGCACGGTAAAGACACTACCGCCAAACTTTTGGAGGAGACTTTGGAAGCCCAAGGCAACCGTGTTTTGATTGCCCACTACGGCGATCTGGTCAAGTACGTATGTAAGACCTTCTTTGGCTGGGACGGCAAGAAGGATGAAAAGGGACGCACGCTTCTCCAGCGTGTCGGTACTGACAAAATCCGCGCTGTCTCTCCTGATTATTGGGTAGATTTCATCGTCAGTATCCTCGACATCTTCTGCGACGAATGGGATTACGTGCTTATCCCTGATACTCGTTTCCCCAACGAGTATGAGATCTACGAGACCTATGGCATGGCCGCTATTTTGTTGCGGGTAGTTCGCCCCAACTTCGTGTCTCCGTTGACCGAAGAGCAGCAGAAGCACGCTTCGGAGACTGCATTGGACGATTACCAGTACGACGCTACGATCGTCAACAGCGGCAGTTTGGAAGATCTCAAAGAGGCCGTAAACAACTTTGTGAACAACGCTCTCAAAGGAGAACTCCATGAAGAAACTGACAATTCTGTTTGATGCCGACGATACCGTAGAAAACCTGAGTGATTGTTGGATTGCAATGTTGAACGAGCGTTATGGCACCTCCGTAACGCCGGAAGATGTTCACGGCTGGGATATCTCCCTTGCTTTCCCCACGCTGACGAAAGAGCAGGTATTCGGCGTACTCTATGATGACGAGCTTTGGCGGCGTATCACTCCGATCCCCGGCTCTGTTGAGGTACTCCAAAAGCTCTATGACGAGGGGTACCAGCTCTATATGGTGACTGCATCCAGCTATCACACCTGCAAAACGAAGGTGGAACGGCTTTTAGAGCTGTTCCCCTTCCTGGACTGGGAGCACATCATTTTTGCCTGCAACAAGCAAATGGTGCGTGGTGACGTTTTGATTGACGATGCCCCACACAACTTGGTTGGGGGCGAATACGCCAAAATTCTTTTTGACCGTCCCCATAATCGTAGCTTTGACCATGTAGCTCATGATGCACTCCGGGTAAACACGTGGGAAGAAATTGACCAAGTTATCCACAGCTATCTTTTGTAAGGAGGAATTTTTATGGTTGTCATTAAACGTGATGGCCGTGAAGCCGACTTTGACAAAGGCAAAATTGCCAACGCCATTCTCAAGGCATTCACGGAGGTTGAAAAGCTCAGTGCGGTAGGAGATAAGAACGAGGTGCCCAAGAAAATCTCCACCCGTTTGTATAACCGCTATCAGCGGCGCAACCGTGCGATTTCTGTTGAGGAAATCCAGGACGACGTTGAAACTGAGCTGATGAAAGAGGGCGAGTTCGTAGTCGCCAAAGCGTACATCAAGTATCGCTATGAACATGAGCTTCTGCGGAACGCTTCTTCTCTGGACGGCAAAATCCTCTCTATTGCGGATAACGTCAATGAAACAGTCATCCAGGAGAACAGCAACAAAAATCCCACAATCCTCTCTACTCAGAGAGACTACATCGCCGGCGAGGTAAGCCGCGATATTACTGACCGTCTGCTTATGCCGGATGACATTAAGCAGGCGCACGAAGAGGGTGTTATCCACTTCCATGACAGCGACTACTTTGTGCAGCACATGATGAACTGTTTTAGCAGTAAAACAAGATTCGTTACCAAGGATGGTGTTGTTTCATTTGCTGAATGTCACGATGGTGATAAAGTGACAGTTCTGGATAAAGACGGCTGCTGGCGTGATGCTACAGTGCATAAGTACGGTGTTCAAAAGCTCTACGATGTAACGTTCCAGTCAGCCAGAAGCGAAAGAACTGTTACCTGCACCAGAGATCATCGGTGGATTCTGGCAGATGGTACGGTAACAACGGAACTGTCTGTTGGAGATAAATTGTATCCTCTTCATGACAATTCAAAATTTGATGTTCCTGAAGATACCAGAGCGGCAAGAATGTTCGCACTTGGCTTTGTTATTGGTGATGGAAATGATATTGGGAATGGTCTGAGCATTAGACTTTGCGGAGAAAAGGTTCAATATCAGAACGTTTTCGAGTCAGCCGGTTTCGTTGCATCTTTTCATCATCCGAATGGCGATTTAGTGATGATTAGTAACTCAGGTCTTTCAAAGCAAGATTTTTTGAATTATTCAATTTGGAAATATCTCAGCCCTGACGATAAGCGGATGCTGTTCTACGGCTTGTATGCAGCGGATGGCAGTAAGGATCGTCACCAAATTTCAACATCCGATACCCGTGTTTTAGCAATGGTGGAGGATATTTCCGCAATCGCCGGATATCATGTTGCCAGCATTTCAGTGATTGAGCATGATACCAATTTCAAACAGGGGGCAATTTTGTACTGTGTGAACTTCCGACTCAAGCAGAACCCCAACAATCTATGGAAAGTTTCAGACATTAAGGAACATCGCAGAGGCAACGCACTCCAGGACGTTTGGTGCGTTGAAGAACCTGAGACACACAGTTTCACACTGGATGGTGGTATCGTAACCGGAAACTGCTGCCTGATCAATCTGGAAGATATGCTCCAGAACGGCACAGTTATTTCCGGTACCTTGATTGAAAAGCCTCACTCCTTCTCAACTGCCTGCAACGTCGCTACCCAGATCATTGCTCAGGTAGCCAGCAATCAGTATGGCGGTCAGTCTATCTCCCTGTCCCACCTTGCCCCCTTTGTTGAGGTGAGCCGGCAAAAGATTCGCAAGCAGGTAGAGGCTGAGTTCCTGAAAATTTCTTCCCCGGACAACTTTGCAGACCCTGAGAAAGTGATCTCTGATCTGGTCGAAGAGCGTGTCCGTGAAGAAGTAAAGAAGGGCGTTCAGACTATCCAGTATCAAGTGATTACCCTCATGACCACCAACGGTCAGGCTCCGTTCATTACTGTCTTTATGTATCTGAACGAGGTCAGCGATCCTCAAACCAAGAAAGACCTCGCTATGATTATCGAAGAAGTCGTGCGGCAGCGGTATCAAGGCGTCAAAAATGAGAAGGGCGTTTGGACAACCCCGGCGTTCCCCAAGCTGATCTATGTGC